CTGCCCTACATTCTCCAAAACCGGCCCGACCGGCCACAATGGGGTCCGATGACGGCCGATAGCACGCGGTTTCACTACAACACGTGCGTTGACTGCGGGGTCCTCTTCGCCGCCCGCCGGGCGCACCGGCGCCGCTGCGCCGACTGCGAACATACGTACCTCCGCGAGTACAACAGGGCATTTCAGGCCCGCAAGCGGGCCCGATGACGGCGAGACGTCCGGTGAAACGGGTGAGACGCTCCTGCGATGGGACGATCCAGGCGCTGAGATCAGGTGGGCGCCTCGAACCGGTCGACGATCTCCTGGTAGCGCTCCTGCGCACGTCGGCGGACCGCTGCGACGAGCTGCGCGGCGCCGAGGGGATGGAGTTCAACGAGGGCCAGGCGCTGCGCCTGACCGGCGAGCTCGAGGCCAGACTGCGCGGCACGGGGGGACCGCAAACCGATGCTTTCGACCAGCTACTGGCGGCGGCTACGGGTCCCGCCGCGCCTGGCGACCCCGCCTAGCGGCGCCCCGACGTTCGGGCCGGCGGTCGACGCGGTAGGCCAGGCCCTGTTCGGCCGGCCCATGCAGGCGTGGCAGCGGGCCGTCAACGAGGTGGCCGGCGAGTACGACCCCGACACCGGGGCCATGATCCACGGGGTTGTCGTCCTTCACGTGCCACGGCGGGCCGGGAAGTCGGCTATCGCCCTGGCCCAGATGGCCCGCCGGGTCCTCGGCCAGCCCGCCTCGCAGAACTGGTACACCGCCCAGTCCGGCGGCGACGCCGGGCGGACGTTCCGCCGGGAATGGCTTCCCATCCTCAGGACGTCCGGGCTGGCCCGCCATCTGAAACTGTCGATGAGGGCCGGCGCCGAGAGTTTCGAGCTGCCGGCGAGGGCCAGCTCGGCCACCTGCTTCCCGCCGATAGAGACGGCGCTGCACGGCACCAACGTCGACCTCGCCATAGTTGACGAGGCGTGGGCCCACGACGACGACGCCGGCCGGGGTATCGAGCTGGCGGTGTTCCCGGCGCAACTGACCCGACCGTCGGCCCAAACGTGGATCGTGTCCGCCGGTGGCACCCTCGCCTCGACCTGGTTCGACGGGTGGCTGGAGCGGGCCGAAGCCTCGCTCCAGGCGGGGCGGGCGGGTGTCGCCCTGTTCGAGTGGGGCGCGGATGCCACCGCCCCGGATTACGACCCGCGCGACCCTAGAACGTGGTGGACCGCCCACCCGGCGTTGGGTGACACCATCCGCGAAGCCGCCCTGGCCGCCGACCTCGAACGCGCGTCCGATGTGGCCGCGTTCGAGCGGTCGGTGCTCAACGTGTGGCCGAGACCCCGCCAGCTCGGGCTCAGCCTGGATCTCGACGCCTGGGCCGACCTGGCCGACCTCGAATGCGGGGTGACCCCGGTCGCCCTCGGGTTCGACGTGTCCGCCGACCGCGGCAACGCCGCCCTCGTCAGCGCCGGCCGGGCGGCGGACGGCCGCACGGTGATCGAGGTCCTCGGCTACCGGCGCGGCTCGGCCTGGCTCGAGGACGAGATACGCCAGTGGCGGCGGGCCCATCCGATGGGTGTGGTGGTGGCCGACGCCCAGGCCGCCGGCACCCTGGCCGAACGCCTCGACGCCGCCGGGGTGGAGGTGTTGAGAACCGGTGGGGCCCAGATGGCCCGCGCCTGCGCCGACCTCGTCGACCAGGTCGGCGCCGGTACCGTCGCCCACCGGGCCCAGGCCGTCTTGGACACTGTCATCGCGTCGGCCGGCCGCCGGATCGTCTCGGACGGGTGGGCGTGGTCGCGGCGCAATTCCGAGGGCGACATCAGCCCGCTGGTGGCCGTCACGTTGGCGGCGTGGGCGGCCCGGATCCACCCGCTGCCGGCCGCCCCGTTCGTCGCCGTAGCCCCCTGATGCTTGCTACCGGCTAGCGCGCGTGTCACTGTGGGCGCGTGTTCGGTTCGCGCGCCCGCCAACTGCGGGCCCGTGTCGCCGACCTCGAGGCGGCCGCCGGCGGCGACGGTCCGGCGTCGCGGGTGGCCGCCTCGAACGGCACCGACCCCTGGAGCTTCTTTTACACCTCGGCTGTGACCCGCTCGGCCGCCATGGCCGTACCGACCCTGTCCTATATCCGGGCGCAGCTGGCCGGCGGGGTCGCCTCGATGGACCTGGAGCGCTACCGCAAAGACCCCACCGGGGGTGACGACGACGTCGAGATCGACCCGGGGTGGTGCGAGAACCCTGACCCGGCGCCGGCCATCCCCACCAGCGTGTTCTGGTCGTGGGTTATCGACGACCTGTTTTTCAACGGCAAATCGACTCTGGTGGTCCTCGCCCGGGATTCGACGGGGTTCCCGGTGGCCTTCCGGCGGGTGATGCCGGGCGAGCTGGTCTACCAGCCGGAAGCCATGGCGTGGGGGTTCGTGCCTTACGTGCAGGTGTTCTACATGGGCCAGGAGATACCAGGCGAGGACGTCATAGTGATCAACGGCGCCCATGAGGGGATATGCAACTACGGAGGCCAGGTGATCACCGCCGCCCTGGCGTTGGAGACGGGGGCGGCGACCGCGGCGGCCGAGCCGTTACCGAACGTCGATTTGCACCAGACGGCCGGCGAGCCCCTGTCGGTGGCGGCGGCCCAGGAGCTGGTAGCGAATTGGAAGGCGGCCCGCCAGATCGGCGCCACCGCCTACACCCCACAAAACCTGGAGGCCCGCACTCTCGGCCACTCGCCGGCCGACCAGCAACAGATAGAGGCCCGCCAGTACATGGCCACCCAGCTGGCCCGCCTGGCCGGCGTCAACCCTGTCCTGGTGTCCGCCGCCATGGGCTCCAGCTCGAGCTACGTCTACACGAACCAGGCCGACTACCGCGGAGCGTTCCTCGACGACGTCCTCGACGCCTACCTGCGGGCTATCGAAGGACGCCTGTCGGCCAACGACGTGACCCCGCGCGGCCAGTACGTGCAGTTCAACCGCGACGAGTTCACCCGAATATCGATGCTCGAACGGGTTCAGATCATGGTCGGAGCGCTCAAAGCGGGGGCCGAACCGGCCATGATCGACGCCCTCGCCGAACAACTCGACCTCGACTTCAGGATGCCTGACCTGCCGCCGGCGCCGCCGCCGACGGTCGTGCTCCCGCCGCCGGCGCCGGCACCCGTAACGCCACCTCGGCCGGCGCCGACGGCCCCAACCCCCACCCCGACAGGAGCGCCCTGACATGCTCATACAGACGTCGGCGCCGCCGGCCCGGCTCGCCGCCGACACCGCCCGGCGGACCATCACCGGCCTGGTCGTGCCGTGGGGTACTTACGCCCGGGTGTCTACCGGCCAGAACGTAGCCTTCGCCCGCGGCAGCCTGACCTTGTCGGACCGGTCGAAACTCGTTTTGGATCACGACCCGGCCCAGCCCGTAGCGGTCTACCAGTCGTCGACCGACACCGCCGACGGTTTGGAGGCCACGTTCCGGGTGCCGGCCGGCGACCGCGGCGACGCCATCTTGGCCGAGGCCGCCGACGGGCTGCGCGACGGTCTGTCCGTCGCCGCCGATATCGGCGCCTCCGATGACACCGACGCCGGTACGTGGGTCACCGCCGCTAGGGGCCGCCACGTCGCCCTACTCAGCGAACCGGCGTTCGACGCCGCCCGGGTGTCCGCCGTAGCCGCCACCGCGCCCCCTGTCTATATCGACCCGGCCGTCCCGATTGTTTCAACCCGAGAAGAGGAACCCATGACCGTCACCGACACCGCCCCTGCCGTCGTCGAAGCCGCCGCGCCCGCGCCGGACGTCCCGACCCCGGCGGCCACGGTGGCCGCCGCCACGCCTCGCCCGGCGGTGGTGCGCGACCCCTACCCCTACGCCGTGGCCTGCGAAGCCGGCGGGCCCAGCTTCGTGCGTGACGCCTGGGCGACCATGGAAAACCCGGGATCGGCGGAGGCGGAGCGGTGGCGGCGGGCCCAGGCCATGGCCGACGACCCCGCCTATCTGCGGGCCGGGCTGCTCAGGTTCTCGGCCCCACCGGTCGACGTGGCCGCCGCTGTCGGCACCTCCGCGTCTGACCCGGCGCTCACCCCGCAAAGGTGGCTGCCCGGCCGGTACGTGCCCCTTCTGGGCGCCAAGGCCCCGCTATGGTCCGTGGTGGCCAAGTACGGCACACCGGATTTCAACACGCTCGAGGTGCCCCGCACGGCGACCGAGGCGGGCCTGTCCGGTTTGCCGGCCGACGAGGTCACCCCGATAGCCCCCGGCACGATCACGACCGGTAACGACACCGTCACCATCGTCGAGGTCGAAGGCTCGTATCAGTTCTCCCGGAAGCTGCTGATGGGCTCGAACCCGGCCATAGACCGCATCGCGTTGGACGCCATGGATAGGGCGTGGCTGGCCGACGTCGAAACCCGGGCCACCGCCTTTTTCACCCTGCCGGCCAACTCGACCGCCTGGTCCTCCACCTACGCCGACGGGCTCGGGTTCATATCGTCTCTGCGGGCCCTGTTCGCGGCCATGGCGGCCGGCACCCTGTACACCTCGACCGACGCCCTCCCGGCGACCAAGGAGTATGAGGCGGCGGCCGCCGCCAACGACACCACCGGCCGCGGTCTGCTGCCCTACGGGCCGAGGGTGAACGCCCCCGGCTCCTCCGATGTGGCCTACGCCGCGGCCGAGGTGCAAGGGGTGCCGTTGTGGCCCGGCCCGTACATGCCGGCCACCAAAACGTTGGTGCTCGACCAGTCGCGCAACTCCGCCGCGGCGTTCGCCACCCCGGTCATGAATTTCCGGTTCGAGTCGACCACCACCGCCGGCTCGACCACCGAAAACGTCAAGGTGTTGCAGTTGACGAAGTATTCGGGTGTCGGGTTCTGGGCCCAGTACCCCGGCGGGATACACGTGATCACCAACACCACCCCGATCACCGCCGAGGCCGGCGGCGTCACCCGCGACAGCGACACCGAGCAGGCCCCCAAGGCGGCCCGCAAGTAGTGGCAGCTTCGGGCTGGCCGACAGACGCCGACCTGGCCGACCGGCTCGGCCTGGCTAGCGGCGACGACGCCGGGCGGGTGTCGTCGGCGAACGCCGCCGCCGCCGCCGACGCGGTGGCGGTCGTCGGCCTCGACCCGGTCGCCGGGGTGTCCGACGCCGGCCAGTTCGAAGCCGTCCTCCTGCTCGGCCAGTGGTGGTACGAGAACCGAAACCGGCCCGAAGGACTCGACAGTCTCAACCCGATAGCCAGCCCCTACTACCGGCGTGTCGCCCTCGGGATACTGGCCCGCGGCACGGTGCCCATAGCGTGACCGTCTCCGCCGCGGTAGACGACCTGGTAGCCGCCCTGGAGGCGGCCGGGCTGCGCGTCGCGGTCCGAGACGGCGACATCACCCCGCCCGTGGTGTACATACGGATAGGGACGGTGTCCGACCTGGGAGGCCCGCTCGCCGGCGCCGTCACCACCGTCTTCTACGTGTATTACATCCCGGTGCGGGGGGTCGACAACCTGTCCGGCGACGCCGGCGCCCTCGACCAGATTTACGCCGCCCTGTCGCCCATCACGTGGGCCGAGCTCACCTGCACCGCCAGCTCGGTGACGGTGAAAAACGAGACTTGGCCGGCCTACCGGCTAGATGTCGCCCTGGCCGCCGTGCCCGCCAGCCTGAAGGAGTAACAGATGCCCACCGTTATCAACAAGCTGGTCGGAACCCTGAAGCTGGGTGACACCTCCACCGGGATGGCCATGGAGGCCCAGATATCCCAGATCGGCACCCCGCAGACCGTCACCCGCGACAGCCCGGTCACCGTGCTGACCGGCGACGTCGTCCAAGCGTCGGCCACCTATAGCTGGGCGCTCGACGGGGTGGCCGTCCTCGACCTGTCCGACCCGGGCGGAATCTTCTACTACGTGAACACCAACCAAGGCCAGGAGCTCCCCTTCGAGTTCCTGCCCATCGGGGCGACCGGGCCGACGATCACCGGGACGTGCATCGTTGACGGGTGGGACACCGAAACCCTGGCCGCCGGCTCCATCGTGCAGTCGAAGTTCACGTGGCCCATCCAGGGTCAGCGGACCGTGGCCCCGCCCGCCTGATGGCCGACGGGTTCGAGGTCAAAGTGACCAACGCCGCCGCCTTCGACGCCGCCCTGGCCGAGATACGGGCCGGGCTGCACGAACCGCGCCAACCCCTCGACGCCGCCGCCCGGGAGCTGGTGGCCGTGGCCGCGGCCGCCGCGCCGCGCGCCACCGGCCACTTGGCCGGCTCCCACCGGGCGCTACCCGCCAGCGGCAACCGGATACGGATCGTGGCCGAAACCCCCTACGCCGCCCCTATCCACTGGGGGTGGCCCGCCCACGGCATCCGCCGCCGGCCGTGG